TAGCATTGTCAGTTATTCTGTCATCATTTAAATCTCGCTGAGTAAAAGCGTTGATAACCAAAATTGCTTCTTTTTCATCTTTAACATTGATATAAGTGCTTTTATTACTTGGCACTCTATCAATATACCATACTCTTAATTTAGACATATTCTTTATACTTATTTTAATTTACGACCTTTTAATCTTCTTCAAATATACAATCATTCAATATTTCTTGGTTTATGTCTATTTCTTCGGATGGGATTCTGTCATTCAATCGACATATCTTATTGTTTTTGTTCACAAAAAACTCAAACTCTGTCAGTCCATTCTCTTGACTTTTAAAAGTTATAAATCCTACTCCAATATGACTGTTATAAAGTTCATTCCTTTGTTTCTTATTCGTTTTCATATTATTAATATCATTCCTGCTGTCATAAAACCATTATTAAACAACCACTTTTTATCTACTCCCATTGCCTTAATCTTCTCTTTAACTAATTTGACTTTCTTTAATTCATTAAACGCTTTGATATCTAAGTTTCCTTCTTTATCAAGCGGTCTCTCTGCTGTATTAGCTAACATTTGTAGTAATGTTGAAACTTCTTTTTTGTTTATTTTTTCCATAATAACTATCTTTATTTTGTTTTAAGACCTTTGATTAATCGGCTTAATGGCTAATCCCAACTATCAGGGTAATTAAGATTAGCTATAAATCGACTAAACTATTTCTTCTTCTCCTGTTTCACAATATTCTCCTACTGATATATCCTCTTCCTCTTCTTTTGCTATTTTTAATAAATCTTCTCTTCCTCTTTTCTTCCAGTCTCTTTTAAAATCTTCTTGCATTGACTCGTTTAAATCTCTTAAATAAATACTTGACATGTTTTTAATGTGCTCCCCTGAAAGCTTATTAATTATCGGTTCATCTTTGGAGACATTGTGGCTTGAATCTCTCCAAAGTCAACGGCTAATTTTCAGGTTCGTCTATGACGACTATCTCTTTAATGATAGCTTTAGGCATTTTACCAGTCCACAGTAAAAACGTGTCTCGTTGTTTTTCTGTTAGGTGTAAGGATATGAAAATCTTCTTAAAATCTTTACCTCCGTCCACGTTTTCACTAATTGTTGCTTTTATTATTTCTGTTTTCATGTTTTTGATTGTTAATTTACCGACCTTTTAATTGTCTATTTCTATTTTAACACATTTGTCAAAGTTTGTCAAGTATTTTTAATTCTGAGCCATTTTGTCAAATATCTTAATTTCGCTGTCTGTTTTCATTCTAACACATTTGTCAGAGTTTGTCAAGTATTTTAAACTGAAAGCATGTTCTAACTTCATTTTAACACATCCACAGAAGTTTGTCAAGTATTTTAAATTTAAAGAATAAGAGTTTGACACATATTCTTTCGCATGTTAAAATGGAAGCAGAGGTAAAACAACTCTCTTAAACTGCCTCTACTAAAGTTATGGAACAAACAACCGAACCAGTAAAAGCATATTGCCTAAAATGTAAAGGAATGCAAATAATAAAAGACCCACAACCCAGCAAATTCAAAAATGGAACACCTATTCTCATGGGTGTTTGTTCTATTTGTGGGAATAAACTTTTCAGAATTCTGCCAAAACAGAAACCAGCAAAGACGTTACTTGAAATAGAATAATTAAAGTCGGAATCAATTAGCTAAGAGGATTTTTTGTGGGGCGGGGTATTTTAAAAAAACCTTTCCTCAGGTATGTTGTTGTGTCCTGCTTCACAAAAAGTCCTAACAACATGGAGGAGAAAGAAACAATCAAGATTATTGACGGAACCAATGATCGGAAGTATTTCACCGTTGTTCCAAATTTCATATTATACACGTCCACTTCTGATGAACAGGCCCTTTATTTACAAATGAAGAATTTCGCAGGAGAAGAGGGCGAATGTTTCGCTTCACAAGGAACGATCGGAAAACAACTCGGTTGGGATCGACACAAAGTTAACAGAATAATCAAGAAACTTCTAATAAAGAAATGGATTGCCAAAGCTGGCAAGAGAGAAGGAACGTGGTTGAACACGTACAGAATGTTGGACTTGTGAAAGGAAAACGTTGACACATGCGTTCAGAGAAACGCTGTTAAGAGAGAAAACAAAGTTAGAAAGACCATTGTTAAGCGGGAAACCAATAATAGAAATACCATTGGTACAAAAGAAACCAATACCATTGGTACAAAAGAAACCACAAAGAAAAATCCCCTTGAAGAAAAATCAGTTTCTGTAAGAGCGAAGGTATCGCAGAAGGCCAATTCTTCTAATATTAAAGGGAACCCTTCCATAGAGATTATCAAGATTTTTGCAAAGTTTAAAGGTTGTGACTGGACGGACAAAGAGATGAAGAGTTCTTTTATAAAGCGTCACCTTAGAGCTGCGGGAGAGTTAAAACCGTACCCTCTCAAGCGGATCGAAGAAGTGATGGCTTATTTAGAAGTGAATGCCGAATTTAAGTGGACGCTTAGTACAGTTGGAAAATTTGTTGATGAAAATTTGAAGAAACTCTTAGAGAACGAACGAAAGAAGAAAGGTTATTGGCAATGTTCAAAGTGCGGACGGTGGCACGACAAATCAGTTAAAGAGTGCGGTTGCAATCCAGCAACTAGAAAATTTATAGTACCAAAATTATGGCAAAGGTAGGGGAAGAAGTTAAAATTGAAGAGGAAGACGAAGATTATTCAAGACCGAGTGGAGTATTAAAGTATAAGAATCCAAAAGCATTGGAAAAGGCAATTAACAAATATTTTTTACAGAAGAGAACAAGCAAAAAAGCCGTTGACCGTCACAGGACTGGCTTTATTTCTAGGATTGTCAAGAGAAGGGTTAAGTAAGTACGGAAGAAGAGACGTTCCTGTTGGAATACTGAAAAAACGGTCTTTCGCTAATGTTGTAGCAAGAGCCAAGCTTAGAGTAGAATCGTATTTAGAAGACATTATAATGACGAAGTCACAAGTAGCAGGTCCGATTTTTAATTTAAAAGCAAACTTCAAATGGCAAGACAAACTGGTTATCTCAGGAGAAGACGGAAAGCCGATAGAAATCTCGCTTACCAATTATAAAGCCACTTCAAAATTTGTAAAGAAAGATGAAAATAGCTCTTCCACATAGGTTTGAACCGAGGTCTTACCAGCTTCCTTTATTAGATGCCATGGATTCTGGCTTTTTAAGAGCAGTTTGTATCTGGCACAGAAGGGCGGGAAAAGATAAAGTCGGTTTAAATTTATCGATCAAGAAAATGTGGGAGCGAGTCGGAAGTTATTATTATTTAACTCCGTCTTACGCACAAGGAAAGAAAATCATTTGGGACGGAATTGACGGGAGTGGAATGAAGTTCTTGGATCATTTCCCAGCAGACATAGTTGCCAAGACAAACGAGTCAGAAATGAAGATAACGATGAAGAACAAGTCATTGTTTCAAGTCATAGGAACAGATCACATTGACACCGTTGTCGGAACGAATCCTGTCGGGTGTGTCTTTTCAGAGTACGCCTTGCAGAATCCACAAGCTTGGGATTTAATCAGGCCAATTTTAAAAGAAAATAAAGGGTGGGCAATTTTCCTTTACACGCCGAGAGGACACAATCACGGATTAGACCTTTACACAATGGCGGAACTCAACCCAGATTGGTTTTCCCAAAAGCTAACAATCAGAAACACACTCAACGAGAAAGGCCAAAGGATAATAACGGATCAAGACATTGAAGACGAGAGAAACGAGGGAATGGACGAAGACCTTATACAACAAGAATATTTTTGTTCATTTGAAGGTGCGATGTCAGGGTCTTATTACGGTAGGCAATTAACGAGAGCAGTAGAAGAAAGAAGAATTGGCAACGTTCCTTATGACCACGGACTTAAAGTAAACACAGCTTGGGATTTAGGAGTTGGTGATTTGAACGCCATTTGGTTTTTCCAAGGAACAGGAGCAGAACTCAGAATCATTGATTATTATGAAAATTCTGGCGAAGGTTTACAACATTACATAAAATATTTGAAAGCTAAAGACTACATTTACGGTCAACATTACGCACCTCACGACATAAAGATGAGAGAATACGGAAACGACGGGAAGTCAAGATTAGAAGTAGCCCAAAAGTTGGGAATCAATTTCACAGTCGTTCCAAATTTGCCAGTAGAGGAGGGAATTGATGCAAGTAGGCGAGTTTTAAACAGGTGTTATTTTGATAAAGAGAGGACCAAAGTTGGATTTAATGCATTATTAAATTACAGGAAGGAATATGACGAGAGACGAAAAGAGTTCCGTCAAAAACCTTTTCATGATTGGTCTTCCCATGCTGCAGACGCTTTTAGAATGTTATCTTTAGGTATAAGAGACTTTTACGTTAGTCAAAACGCCAAGGAAGACAATTGGGAGGTAGAGGAGTATAATAGACAAAACTCCGAACCAAAAATCAATCCCGTTAATCCATTTGGCAACATTTAAACAATGGCAAAAACAAAAACAGAGAATAAGAGCGTTTTGGGAGAAGAAGAATTTGGAGATATAACTCCAATTCCTGATTATAATGCTGAAGAGGAAACTTACGTGAAGAACCTTCAGGGGCTTTTAGAGAGTGCTAGAGATGACAGAGACGATAACCAAGAAAATTATGACGGGCTTACTTATGTTGCTCAATTCCATAACAACGAGAGAATCGCTAATACACAGTTACGTTCTGCTAAAAACAAGAAAGAGGTTGAATTCCAAACAGGAACGTTAAGAACAAAAATGTTAGCACTGTTATCAACTTATCAAGGCCTTAACCTTAAGAGCGACATTTCTGCTTACAATGAAAACGCTGTTAAGATTAACGCTTTGGGAGACGGAATGGAAGACATCATTGAGAAGAATGACGAAGAGTCAAATGACGAAGAATTGACAATGTTAAGACGTTATGAGATGTTAAAGCATGGAACGGTTTTCGTGGAAGATCTTTGGGATATTGACATACACATTGAAAAGAAAATCACTAGTGGATCCGTAATAGGAAAAGACAAACCGAAATGGATTCCAAAGAAAGTTGCTGGTATCGGTACTCCCAAGAGGGAAATTCTGTCAGGTCTTTCTGTTTATTTAGGAGATATTAATCAGTATTTTATAGAAAAACAGCCTTACATTTTTACGGTAGAAGAAGTTTCTTACAAGAAAGCTGAAGCTGAATACGGAGATTGGGATATGTGGCAATATGTTTCCAAGACATTAAGAAAATTTTCGGGAGTCGAAACGGACAGAATGGCTAAAAACGCTTGGCGATTTGGAACAGGAATAAAGAGTGGCAGAGTTCAGATTATAAGGTTTCAAGATAAACCCGACAACGAGCTTCAGATTATTTTAAATGGAATTCCGATGTTGCCAATGGGCTTTCCTCTTACAGAAATCAGTCCAGACGGCGAATATACTATCGTTCAACAAAATTTAGAACCTTACAAACATGACTTTGCCTATGGTGTTTCGTTCATTTCTAAACACAAGAACATTGTTGCCGTTTTAGATCAAATGATGAGATTGGCAGTATTGAAGACACAACAATCGTTTATACCACCTTCCTTAAATCTCAGCGACAGAGTGGTTTCCAAAGATATTTTCATGCCAGCGCAAATCACCAGAGGAATAAACAAAGGAGACATCGTTCCTTTATTAGAAGGTGAGTCTAGAGGGGTTACTAACTCAGAGTTCGCTATGATACAAGAAGTTACAGGTATTTTAGACAGAAACACGGTTTCGCAAACATTTACAGGTAGCAGAGAACAAGGCGGAAAAGTAACAGCTACACAAATCGTCGAACTGCAAAGACAAGCAAGGATAATGATGGGATTAATGGTCTTAGCGGCTTCGTTATTGGAAAAGAAATTAACTAAGAGAAGATTGGTCCTGTTAATAGCACATTGGTTTGATCCAACGGGAGAGGTAGTCGATTCCGTTAGAGAAACCCTTAGAAACAAATACAGAATCACGTCTAGAGAGAGATTTATCGAAGGCGAGGGTCAAGGAGTCAGAATGGTTATCCCAACAGAAAACATGCCTTCTTCAGAAGAGATACAAGCAACAGAGAAAAGAGCCAAAGAGAAAACAGGAATGCCAGTTAAGCTCTTATTAATAAACCCAACACTATTACGCAAAATCAATTTGACATGGATTATTACCATAACACCAAAAGAGAAAAGGTCAAGTGAATATTCAAAGATACTTTTAGGTTCAATGGGAGAACAAGCCACGGCTTTGGGTTTGATATTAGACCCACAATACATAGGAGAACAGTTTGCTCAAACATGGGAATTGGACGCAAGAAAAGCTTTTGCTAAAAGAGAACCAGCACCAGTTCCAGAAGAAGGAGCACCGTCGGCACAGAAAGCACCTAAAATTAAAGCACCCGCAGGTGAAGGATTAAATGCTTCCCCCGCGTTATCACAATGAGTGAAGATTTAAAAACATCAGCAGCATTAAAGAGACACCAATTAGCCAGTATCGATCTTTCAGACATTGATAAGTTAAAAGAAAGAAAGTTGACCACAGAAGAATTACTTAATAGAGCGGGCGACGTGGAAACATTCCACATAACCCATGGAGAGAAGGTGTTGAAGTTATTTTTACAGGCACAGTTAGAATTTATAGCAAAGAAATCAGAAAACAATGATCAGACGCAGTTTGGAAGAGGAACTTTTAACGGCGTCATGTTAGTTTTTCAATGGATGGAGAGGGAAGTACAGAGGTCTAGGTCAAGGTTTGACAAGAAACCTAAACCGCCAACCCCAGAAAACCCTTTCCCTGAAATTTAATAAAAGGTCGGCAATCGCTTTCCGCGCTCAGCGTTACAGAGCGACGTTAAGTCGAACAAAAATCAAATAAAATAATCATGACCAAATATTACGATAAAGACGGAGAAGTAGTTGAGGGAGTTTTAAGTCCAGAAGAAGCAGAGGACGAGATTTCCAAAGCTAAAGAGACAGCTGTAGAAGAAGCCAAGAAACTTTTCACCGAGACAACAGAAAAAGATTCCATAATTACCAAAGAAAAGATTGAACAATTAGAGCAAGACATTAAGGACAAAGAAGAAGCTCTTTCAAAAGGTGGTGACAAAGCTTACAACTTCAAAAAGCTTAGAGAACAGAAGGAAGAAAGAGAGAAGGAGTTGACAGACATAAAGACTTCCGTACAAAAGGAAATTGCTGAAATAAGCAAGAAAATCGATCAGAAAAAGATAGATGAATTGATCCTTGATTCCGTTGGTGGAGATTCTGAAATGGCTAAAAATGCGAAAGTCTATTTTGATAGCTTTTCGGGATTACCAGAGAATGAGGAAGAATTACAGAAAAGAGTTGTCAATGCTGCTACATTAGCCACAGGAGCCAAACCTCTTAACCCTTTATTGGGTGGGGCTGCAAGGTCTGGAGGAATTTCTGGGATTAAAGGTAGAAGTATAGGTGGTACAAAGATTGATGACGAAGTTAAAGGAGTTGGCAAAAAGCTGGGAATCTCCGATGAAGAACTTAAAGAGCATGGTTTAATCTAAACTTATGGAAAAAAACATAAAACCAAACAAGCCAGAAGAAAAAGAAGCAGTTGTGTTTCCAACACCAGTAATACCGAAAGAAGACCCGAAAGATGCCCTTATTAAAGAGATGCAAGAAAAGATTAACATCCTAGTAAAGGACACAGAGATGTTAAAATTGATATCAGACAAGAAACAGTTGGCCCAATTTTACCAGAGAAGTCAAGGAGATATTCCTAGACATATCAGGGTAAGACAAATTGATGGAAAAGTTGTTGTTGGATGGAGAACTACCATAGACGAAGTTTATGTGGAACCTATTACCAAGAGGTGGATAGAAAGACAAGAAATTGAAGTCTTATACCAAGACGGAAAAAGTGAGACGATGGCTTTGACAGATTTCAATAGGAAATATAAACATATAGAGTGTGTGGTATCAGGAACGACCACTGATGAAGTTTCCAAAGGAATGATTTACAACCTTAAGAGAATTGACACAGGAGGAGAGATTTCTATCGGTGCAACTTTCGTGAACTAGCAAAAGTAAATAATTGGGGAAGGGATTGAAGTCCTTGAATCTTTCCCTTCCCTGTCAAAAGACACATGGAAAAAAGTAAAACAAGAGAACAAAAAATGCAGAAGACAAGAGAAAAACGTGACGAAGTTTTAACTGATGGCGTGGAATTTATAGGAAAATTTTTAGGATTTGACAAAATAGCAACAGCTGAAGCATCCCCTAAAAAGACGTTCCTCGGTAAAGACAAAATGATATTTACATATGAAGGAGTCGATGATGTGAAAGAATCCTATCCAATGAGGGTAGTAGAACAATTAATTTCTGACTCACCGACTGATTTGACATCTCTGCGAGATAAGAGAGTCATTCCCGTTTTAGAAGAAATCCTCGCGGTTTTAACGGAATCTGAATTGAGCAACGCAGACATGAATTATGCCGTATCAAAGATTACCGAATTAATAAATAACGCGATTCAGAGAGCCGATGACATATTGTGGGGTAAAGCTGGCCAAAAGATCACGTTAATGGATGCCGAAACAGTGTTAAAATCTAAAAAAGAAAAACATGAATAAATTACCAAAAGAAATAAAATTAATAAAAGAAATAGCATACGAGCTTTGGAAAGGGAAAAAGATAGAAGTTAAGACAAAAGAAGGACACACAGCTTACACTAGGAATGACATGGCAGGATTGCAAAACTTGTTGTTAAGCTTCGATACAAGACTTCATATATTAAAAGATTGGAAGTTATCCCTGAAATTACAGGATAAGTTAGGACAATGTTATCTGGAAAACAAAGATGTCCTAGAGCTTACAGCAGACGAAACAGCATTTTTATATAGTTACCTCTCTGGGTTAGTTAGAAAGAATTCAGGTAGTTCAGACGAAAAAGACAAGGTTAATTTTTCTCCCTTTGTCTTGAAGACCTTAATTGGAATTTTAGGGCAATTCGAGGAAGAATAGGAAAAATGGGGGAGCGGTGGCGCTAACACAGGTTCGACTCCTGCCCTCAGCAAATTCGCAGTGATTACTGGTCTGCGTTATCAAAATTAGTAGCGTCAACGGCAGAGAAGCCCGTCAAACTCGGCGACAAACAAAATCAGTGAAACACTAAATAAAGTCGGATTGATTTTGTATAAATCAAATATTGACAAAAAAAATATCATGAGTGAAAATTCATTTAGAATTCATAAAGGCGATTGGCTTTTAAAAGAGTATATCTTAAACACTGCTGCTGGTGCTGTGGAGAAAGGCGATCTAATTGAGATTGCTACCGCAGATGACCAAACTACAGAATTAGCTACTGACGATGCAGCTTGTATCGTTGGAATTGCTGCAGCTAACTATGCTAATGATGCTTCTAACGATACTAACATTAAAGTTTGGGTTCCTAACAGTCCTAAAGCTGAAATGATCGGGAGAATCACAGACGGTGTAGCTGTCGTAGGTACTGACATCAATAGAAATTGCGATGTTGAAGACCATGAAGGAGTTGATGTGGACACAAAAACACATTCTCACTTGTTCTTGGTTAAAGTCACTGTAGCCTGTACAGATGGAGGAGTTGGAGAAGGGATATTTAGAATTGTCCAAACACCCGAAATGATGGGTGCATTTTAAAGAAATATGGAATTGAATACTATAGGACAGTCAGATTTTACTAAGTTAGCCAAGGTTATTTGGATTAGGGGTGAAGATTCAGTTAAGAATTTCATGCTTGATTCTGGGTTGGTGAAAAAGGTTGAGATTCCTGAGAACTCTGGTAACACCAGAGAATTTTCAGAAATTGACACTAACGAATACCTCACCTACAAACCTCAAGATGACCAAGCTGCCAGAGGTAAAATCCAACAAGGATACAGTTCTACCATGACCAAATATAGGGTTGCTGAGAATATCGGCATTTCTTATGAAATGAGAAAGGAGAATAAATATCCTGAAGTAATCGCTGCTTTACTTGATGGCGGATCTAAGGGTTGGAAAACAATTGACTTGGACTTGTCTCATAGGTTGACATTTGGAACTGCTACCTCTTATACAGATAGAGATGGTAGAACCATTGACGTCACTACTGGAGCAGGTTCCGCACAGCAATTGTTTGACACTGACCACCCTTTAAAGGGTTCTACCACCACTTATAGGAACAGATTAGCCAACAATCCTAGAGTTTCGAAAGGCGCATTGGAATTGATGGAAAGGTTAAAAGTTGAAGAAACTTATAACCAATTCGGAGAGAAAAAACACATGGAATTTGACATTCTTTTTACCACTGATGACCCAAACACCATCAACACGGTACAAGAAATTTTGAAATCCAAGGGTGCTCCCGAAGCTGCTCACGCAGGTGTAACCAACGTTTATTTGGGTACCTACAAGCACAAAATCCTTCCAAGACTCGCCACCACTGCTAGAGGTGCTACTGATACTGACAAGAGATATTATTGGGGAATTGCTTCTTCAAAGAATTCTTCCTTCTATCTTGGTATCTGGGAAAGCCCTCATATGATCGCTCCTTCAGCAAATAGTAACGCTGAAGACCCACAA